GCTCGTAAAGCTGCTCGTACTGCTTCCGGAACTCCTCGTTGACCTTCGCCGCCGCCGCGGCAGCCGGCTCCATCCCCTCGACCGTGAACTTCGACAGCATGTCGGCGTTCTTGCGGTAGGCGTCGGACAGCTTGTCGGCGTCCGCCGCCTCCTGCTTGCGGTCGAAGTCTTCGAGCTCTCGCCGGCGCGCCTCGTTCAGCGCCTCGAGCAACTGCTTGGTCTGCGCGTAGGCCAGCCCGAGCCCGCGGACCTTCTTCTCCTCCGCGTCGTACGACGCGACGATCTCCTGACGGCCGCTCAACCCGCGCAGGCGGATCGACTCGAACTCGCGCTGGAACTTCTTCGTCTCCTCCTCGTTCGGCTGGCGGTCCTTCTGGACGAACGACTCGAACGTCTGAGTGCCGAGCTCGCGCAGCCGCTGCGTGCCTCCGAACATCCGCTCGCGGATCTGCTCGCGCCGCTGCATCTCCGCCTCGGCCTGCGCGTCGAGCTTGGCGGCGTTGAGGATCTGGTTCTCGCTGATCGCCTTGTCGACCGACCGATCGTCCGGGAACTTCCGGACGTTCGCGAGGTCGAGCCCGCTGGCCGCCATCGTCCGACGGATGCCCTTGAGCTCCTCCTGCCGCGCGGTGTTCGGCGTCAGCATCTCCAGCAGCCCGGTGCCCATTTGCGCCGCCGCCTTGACCGGGATCTGCCGGCCGGCCGAGGCGAGGAAGGCGTCCCACGCGTTCTTCAGCCGGTTGATCTCGGCCGCCGTCTGCGCCACCGACTCTCCGGCCGGAGCCATCTTGGCCAGCTCCTTCGTGAACGGCCCGAGGAAGTCCTTCGTCATCAGGTTGCCGCTCTCGACCAGCTTGTTGAACTCCCGGCCGGTCATCCCCATCGACCGCTCCGCGATCTGGAACGCCCCGGGCAGCGCGTCGCCCAGCTGGCGGCGCAGCTCCTCCATCGAGACCACGCCCTTGCTGACCATCTGCTCGAGCGCGAGGAAGATCCGCTGCTGGTCGTGCGTGGTCAGGCCGAACCGCCGGCCGGCCTCCGCCACCGCGATGAACGTCTCCTTGAGCTGCAAGGTCGAGACGCCGGTCCCTCGGGCCGCCGCCTCGAACCGGGCGAACCGGTCGGCCGTGTCCCTGAAGGAGATGCCGATCCGCTGGCTCTCGCGCTGGAGGAAGCTGAACTGCAAAGCCGCCTCGCCGCTGGTGTCGGTCACCAGCTTGAGCACGTTCTCAATCCGCTCGAAGTCGATGGCCGCCTGTACCGCCTCGCGGCCGAGCCGGGCGAACTGCAACGCTCCGAACACCCCGACGAACCTGCGCCCGAGGTTGCCAAGCATCCGCTCGATCCCGCCCATCTGCGTCGCCACGTTCTGCGCTCCGCTCGCGGCGTTGCGCGTCGCCTGCTGCGCCTGCTGGCCGAACTGCTGGACGGCCGCCGCGGCCGCCCGGCTCTGCTGCGTCATCCCCTGAAATGCGGTGTTGACGCTGTCGCTCATGCGCCGGCCGACCGACTTCGCCACTTGGTCGAGGCGGAACAAGTCGGCTTGCAGCTCGTTGACCGCCCGGCGCGAGGCGAGGATGTCGAGGACGATCTGAAGTCGTGCGATCTCCATTACGGCTTTCCTCCGGTCGCGACCTTCGCCGCGACCGACCGCGCGACGAGGTCGGCGCTCGCCACCACGGCGTTGAAGAACCCGGCCGGCGCCTGTTGGCTGCGCCCGGCGTTTAGCCCCTCGATGTAGTGGACGGTGTTCGTGACGTGGACCTCCTTCGTCCCGGGATCGATCTGGAAGTTGGACTTCGACCGGGCCAGCGAGTCGAAGAACGCGTTGGCCGCCGCGATCTCGGCGTCGGTCGCGTCGATCCCGCCGAGCCCGATGTCGGGCGCCGGCTGGTCGTCGCTGGCGTTGCCCTTGATGTTCCAGCTCGCCCGCGCCCGGCCCGTCCGGTAGGGCGTGATGTCGCGCACCCGCGCGTGCAGCTGCTTGGCCGTCCCGCCGAGAACCGCCTCGATCTTGAGGTCGACGCCCCGGAAGAACCGGCTCACGTCTGTCCTGAACGTGTCAGTCGCCATTCCCGACACTGTGCTTGGCGTGGTAGTCCTTCAAGTAGATTCCGTCCATGTGGCGAACGCACTCGACGAACGACCGGACGTCGACGACCCGGAACAGCTCCACGTAGGCGCGGATCTCGCTCAGCGGGATCGGCCCGATGGAGAACCCGATCTGCCGGCTCCGGTTGAGCGACCAGAACGCTTCCCACGTCTCCTCAAGCTCGCGTGGAAGCTCCGGCCGGTTGGCCAGCGCCGGGAGGACGCGCTGCTCGGCCATCTGCTGCTCGCGGAGCGCCCCGGCGCGCTCCCCGTAGACGAGCTCCCACTCTAGGCTTTTCCCAGCGCGTCTTTCGACTTGTCGAGCGCCTGCGCCCGGTACATCTCCTGCGCGCCGCTGATCTCCCGGACGAGGTTCATGAAGTCGCGGTTCGCCAGCAGCTCCCGGGCTTTCTCCTGCGAGTAGGGAACGGGCAAGCCGTCGGCCGTCGTCAGACCTGACCAACCGACGAGTATGCAGCTCGACATTACCTCCAGCTGAATCCGGTCCCACGTCGCGTCGTCGATCGCGCCGGCCCGCCGCTTCATGTCGACCTCGGGCTCGGCCAGCAGCTCGGACATCCGCTTGTTCGCCCGGGCGTTTCCGCTGCGCGCCACCACGATCTTGAAGTTCTCTCCTATGTCCACCTCGATCCCTTTGATCTCTTTGTCCGGATCGGTCTTGTACCGCGCGTTGAACTGGTTCAGGTCCATATCACGTTTGCCTTTCGTCTATTGTTTCGCTGAGTCGGACGATCTCGACCGCCACGGCTTCGATCATGTCCGAAAACTTTGCCTTCTCTACGGCCGACGCCGTGGCGTGGAGGCTCCGCAGGCTCTCCAGCGTCTTGTTGAGCTCGCGGACCATATCGACCGCTTGTTCGTCCGGCATGCCCGGGATTGTTGCCGAGGCCGACCCGGGTCACAAGGACTCATTCCCTCGCCGGATCGGCCTCGGTCGCTTTTGAAGTTTGGTTACGGTTGCAGGAAGTCCGCTTGGAACTGGAACTCCGTCGTGTCGAACCCGACGCCGCGCTCAGCCTTGAACTGCAAGTTGAGGAACACGTCTTGGTTGGTGCCCGGCACGTCGGTCGTGCCGTCGCCCATCTGGATCTTCGGCATGTAGACGTTGATCACCCGCCCGGCGCTGTCGACCAGCGTGAACTCCAGCGACTGCGCGGTGTGCAGCAGGAACTCGTCGTACATCTCCCGGCTGTCGAAGTAGGCGACGAGCGTACCGCCCGGCGCGCTCTGGCCGCTGCCGACCGGGAGCGTCCCCTCGCGGGCCAGCGCGAGGCGCTCGCGCAGGTTGTTGTTCAGCGTGAAGTCCAGCGACTGGACGAACGCCCGGGCGAGCTTCCCGTTGAGGTAGAGCCGCGCAATGTGGCTCGTCGTGTTGATGATCGGGTTGGTCGACGGCGGCGTGATGGCGTTCCCGACCGTGTCGGTCCGGGCGCTCGTCCCGCTCGGCAGCCCGTAGCCGAGGAAGCCGAACGTCTCCATGATCTTCGACCGCGGTTGGAGCGACAGCGCCCACGTGTTGACGCACATTCCGGTCAGCGGGATGACGATCCCGGTGTCGGTGACCTCGGTGTCGAACACGTAGGACTCGAGCGTGACTCCCAGCCCGCCGCCCTGCCTCGAGTACGCCCACGAGACGGTGACGTTCGGACCGACGGCCTCGGCGACGAAGTTCTCGACCGTCAGAGAGTTGGTGCCGTTGCCAGCGGTGATCCGGTGCAGCCCGTTGTTCGTCGCGTTCGCCCAGCCGCTCATCTTGACGTACTTGGCCTTGAGCAGCGCCGCCGGGAAGCCCGCGCCTTTCGACAACACTCCGAGAGCGCTGATCGCGTAGTCGGTCGCGGTCGAGCTTCCGCTGACCAACGGCTGCTGAATCGCCGAGCACCTGAAGTCGTTGTAGTCTCCCCAGCTCGCCTCGCCGACAAGATCGCCGCCCGCGCCGTTGCCGACCTTGACCAACCCGGACGAAGTTCGGTCGCTTCGGATCTCCTCGCTCTCGACCGTGACCTTCATGTGCTTGAGCGAGTGCCGGACGTACCGCAGCTCCTTGACCGTCGCGTAGTTGCTGGAGAGTCCGCCCGTCAGGGTCGCCCCGGACGCTCCTAGTCCGGCGCCAGTGACCGTGAGGGTGATGGCGTCGCCGGCCGCCCCGTGCACCCGGGCGTAGAGCGTGACGAGAGAGACGCCGTTCGACACGGCGATGACGTCAGGGTTGCGCAGCGAGCCCGCGTGGTAGGCGACTCCGACCGACTGAAGGTTGGCGTTGATCGCGTCGGCCAAGTTGTTCGCGCTCTCTGCTGGCAACGCTCCGCTCGCCACCTTGTAGGCGGCGTCGAGCGCTCCGGTCTCGAAAGTGTAGGTCAGCCCGTTGATTACGACCGTCGCCCCGTCGGGAGCCGGCGCGCCGAAGCTGACGCTTCCCGTCGAGTAGGCGCCGCCGATGGCGGCCGCGAAAGACGCCTCCTTCGCGTACCGAACTGCCGTCCTGTTTGTGTCTGCCATATAGTTTGTCCTTTCGTCCGAAGTTGTTTGACTGGTTCAGAACAGAGCGTCAATGCGAAACGGCACCGAGACGTTCTTGTGCAGGAGCAGCTTTTCCTCTCCCGCGTCGATCAGGTCGGGCGCGCGCAGCTCAAGTTCGATCCCGGTCGGCGCGTCGATCAACGTCTGCATTCGCAGGACCGACGCCGCGGCGTCGCAGTAGTCCATCATCAACTTTTGTCCGCCGCTCTTGGGGGTGAAGACCTGAACGACCACCGCACCGCCGTGCCGTTCCAGCCGGCGGCCGACCGGCCCGACCGACACCTGCTCGCCGAAAGCCCAGCGGACGTACAGCGCGACCCACGGGGCGTTCGCCGGCTGGTGGAACTTCACGTTCTCGAACTTGATGGGCGTCTGCGCCGCCCAGCCGTCGGAGAACAGCTTCTCGATCAGCCGGCGCCCGGGCTCGAAGACAGCGAGGCTCAATCTCCCTCCCTCTCGGCCACGATCTCGACCTCTGGATCGTCGATGGTCAGGACGGCCCGGCTCGGCGCCTGCCGGTTGTTCGCGTCGATCACGATGTCGATCCGGCTGATCGCGCCCTCGACCTTGTGGCCGAGCGCGTCGTAGACGGCAGTGCCTTCAGCCGTCCCGTCGGAAACGATCTTGATTCTCATTTGCGGCTGGCCCTCCCGCGCAGCACCCACACGTTCCTCGTCGGCTCGATCCGGATCAGCTCGACGTCGTAGCGCGTCCCGTCGGCTTTGACGAGGTAGTCGTCCTTCGTCGGCTCCAGCGCCAGCTCGGTCGTCCGGACCAGCAGCTTCTCGTCGCCGCTCTGGACGATCTTGTTGTCGACCTCCTCATGCTCGAACACGCCGAACAGCACCTTGACCGGGTGCGTCGTCTCGACCGAAGGGCTGTCGCCTGCCTCCGGGTCGTACGCTGCCGGGGTGACCCGGTGGTAGACCGCCGCGACGGCCACCGAGTCGAAGACGGTCCACGCCGTTCCGACTACGCTGGCGACGATGGCGGGGATGTTCATTCGTTCTTGTAGATCGAGATCGCGGCGATCAGCAGCACTAAGACTGAGATCAAAGTCACAATGATCGTCATACGCGGCTGAGCTTGACCACGCCGCCGCCGGCCCCGACGACCCGGCCGTACTTGGCGAGGAGGTTCTGCACGTCGCGGGTGATCGCCAGCGGAGCCGCCCCTTGGCTGAACTCGACGGCCAGCGCGCCAGTGATCTCCAGACTCTTGATCCCCTCGCCCTGCGAGTCGCCCAACCGTTCGGCCTTGAGGTTCTGGATCGCCATCTCGCACGTCGCCTGCACGACCGCCAGAGGCACGACGTTCTCAGGCAGGTAGGGTCCGCTGCTGACGCTTCCTCCAAGGATGATCGAAAGCTGGTCCGAGTCAGGATCGGGACAGAGCCGCCGCGGCCACTGGAGCGCCTGCGTCTGGCTCCCCTTGTAGCCGTTGAACTGGATCTCTTGGTCGATCAACCGCGTGGCCATGATCAGCGCCCGCGCCTTGTCGTCCGACGTGGCGGCCGTCCAGTCGGTCGCGCGCAGCCGCTCGTTTGCGTAGGCGTCGCCGTCGGCCACGCTGGCGTAGCTGTTGGCGTTGGTCAGTCCGGCCCCGGTTTCCTTGATCAGCGTGACTGCCATAAGTTTTAGACGATGATCCGGAAGTCCTTTGACTCGACGTAACCTTGGGCGTTCTCAGCGCGAATCCGGAACACCCACGCCGACGCCCCGAGCTCGTCGGTGAAGACCGAGATCGTCCGGGCCTCCGGGTCGAGCTGCTCTCCGACCGGGATGAAGTCGCTCGACTGGTCCATACGTCCGACCGCCGTGAACTTCTGGACTTTGCGGTGGAAGTTCAGCGTCTCGTCGGCCGGCAGGTCGAACGACAGCACGTAGTCTCCCGGCTGGACGGTCACGGCGACTGCGATGTTCTCCGGAGGGTGGGGGTAGGTTCCGGCGACCTTCGTAGCCTCGCGCAGCCCCGTCCGCTGGACCGAGCGGCTGACGTGCCGGAGACCCTGCTTGATCCAAGGAGCGATCATTTGCGCTGCTTCTAACACTGGCGGTCCATATTGTCCAAATTTATTCGATTGCCATGAACGACCTGCCCTGCCACCGAGCCGGTCGTTGCGACACCGCTCCAACCTCGACCGCGACGGATCCGAACCTTTCCTCCGAAGTCGACCCGGCATCCTGCACGCTCTGATCGCCTCCGCTGACAAACACCGAGGTCGACCCAAACGCCTCGGTTGTAGCCGTCCCGGGCGGCGAGACCGTCGACGGACCAGCCGACACCGTTACCGAGCCGAAGGACTCTCCGGTAGTCACTCCAGCCGGCGAGACAAAGCTCGTTCCGCCTGCGAACGCGACCGACCCGAACTCCTCTTGGCTGGGGATGCCGGCCGGACTCACCGTCGCCGGCCCGGCCGAGACGGTGACCGATCCGAACTCCTCTTGGCTGGCCGCGCCCGAAGGAAACAGCGTCTGCGCCCCGACCGATACGACAACTTCTCCGAACTGCTCTCCGCTCGGAATTCCCGCCGGCGCCACCGCGACCGCGCCAGTCGTGACCGTCACCGACCCGAACGCCTCGCCAGAGGCTGCTCCGGCCGGGAACACGCTGGAGACTCCGACCTCGACCGCGACGGATCCGAAGACTTCTCCGCTAGCCGATCCTGACGGCGAGACGGTGACGGATCCAGTCGTCACCGCGGCCGACCCGAACCGCTCGTCCGAACCTGTACCGGCTGGCGAGATCGTCGAAGCGCCGGCCGTCACCGCGACTTGACCGAACTGCTCGTCAGACTGAGAGCCCGCCGGGCCGACCGTCACAGCGCCGGCTGTCACCGCCGTCTGGCCGAAAGCCTCGCCTGTCTGGACGCCAGCTGGAGCGACCGCCACCTCGCCAGTGGTGACCGCCGGCTGGCCGAAAGCCTCGCCCGAGCCGGCCCCGGCCGGGCTGAGCGTCTGCGCCCCGGCCGACACCAGCGCCTCTCCGAACCGCTCGTCAGACGGTATGCCGGCCGGGCTGACGGTGACGTCCCCGACAGTCACGGCGGCCGAGCCGAACTCCTCGGACGACCCAAGACCGGCCAGCGCCACGGTTGCGGCCGTCGAGATTGCAATTTGCCCGAACTGCTCTCCCGACTGGACGCCCGCAGGGGCGACCGGCGCCGCGCCGGGTGTGACCGTAGCCGACCCGAACCGCTCGTCGCTTGGAGCGCCAGCAGGCGCCAGCGCTACGGCCCCGGGCGCGACTTGAGGCGACCCGAAAGCCTCGCCGGAGGCAATACTTGCCGGGTTGGCCGTCACCGCCCCGGCCGTCACCGCCGGCTGGCCAAACTGCTCTTGGCTCGCCGCCCCTCCTGCCTGCACGTCCTGACCGCTCCCCGGCTGGCTGATGGCCAGCGACCCGAACTGCTCGTCAGACCGGACGCCGGCGGGCGACACCGCGACATCGCCGACTGTCACGGCGACGCTTCCGAACGCCTCGCCGCTAGGCGTGCCAGCTGGCGCGAGGTTCTGAGCCGCGTCCTCGAACTCCGCCTCCAGCATCAGCCCGTCCACGCACTGGTCTGGCGCGGCGTCGCCGGAGGAAAACCTCGCCCGCAAGTCCGTGAAGTCGCCGTTGCCTCCCCCTCCGATAGTCCAGACCGACGCCGCGCTCGGCGGGTCCGAGATGTTGACCCGGAAGAAGCGGTAGGTCGTGACGCCCGACTGCGCGCTGAGGTTGACAATCGACGTCCCGACCGATCCGTTGTCGTTGACCACGACGAGAGTGCTCCCGCTCTGCGTCGCGATCTGGTGGATGGCCGCAATCGCCTCGACCGCGCGCGGACCGGCCGTCGGCGTGGCGATGCCCGGCGCCGGGCCGAACACGCACTCGACGTAGTCGGTGCCGGCCAGCGGAGCGACCGCCCGCCAGCAGTCAGCCTGAACGACCGTCCCGAACGGCAGCGGCACGTCGTCGACCAGCTGGTAGGCGGTCGTCGTGGAGTTGAGGATGTCGGTCCCGGTGTCGCCTCGCTGGAAGTCGCCGGTGCCGGCGATGTTGTGCGTCCCGTCCGAGGTCGGCACGAAGTGGTGGACGTAGCCCGGACCGACCGGGTAGTCGCCCGAGGTGTAGGAGATGACCAAGTCGTCGAAGAACGCGTCGTAGGTCGCGTTGACCGCAGTGTTCCCGATGTTGAAGATGCTCGCTCCAACTGCCGCCGAGGCGTTGCTGAACTGCGCGCCGGCCGTCCCGTCGACTTGGAGGTCGATCAAGTGCGGGTTGGCCGACTGGTTGATCCTGAGGTCGATCCGGTACCACACGCCGGTCGTCACCGACACGCCGGTCGACGCGAACAGGATCGTGCCGGCCGGCCGAGCCCCAGCGTAGAGCTTGCCGTCGCTCGCCTTGAAGTAGAGCCCGTTGTTGTTTGTCGAGACGCTGAACAGTCCGACGTCGACGTCCGGGAGAGTGGCGAACCTCAAGTAGAACCGGAACACCATCATCGGCGTGGTGCTGCTCGGGACCGGGTTGAGCGAGGCGCTGGCGAGTCCAGCCGACGGGTTGACCCGCATGCTGCGGTCGCCGCTCCTGACGGTCGATGTGCTGATCGACCCGCCGGTGCCGCAGACGAAGTGCGGCGCCGGCCCGCCTACCGTGCCGACTCCGCACTCGAACCCGCAGCAGAAGACTGGCGTCATGTTGAAAAAGCGAAGCCGCGGAAGCTCTCGCCGCCGCGGCTACGCCTGAGAGAGCTCTGTCCTACAGCGTGAAGATCCGGTTCGCCCCGGAGTCGAACGCGACGTTGATGTTGCCGCCGTTCGGCGTGACCGGCAGCCCGCCGCTCGTCACCGGAGCCAGCGCGCGCGAGCCCGCCGTGACGATGGCCGCCAGCGCGTTGACCGCCAGCGAACGGTCGCCGGCCGCCGCCGCCCCCGACAGCGTGGCGGTCGCGCCGTTGCTGAAGGTCAGGACCGTCGCGCTCGGGATGGCGGCCGACAGCGGCTCGACCGCGATCGCCGTCGCGCTCGCCGCAGCCTGCGTGTTGCACGTCACGATGTGCTTGGCCGTGATCAGCGCGATCATCCTCGATGTCGACGGCGTGCCCGTGTCCTCGTAGATCCCGACCGCCTCGACCGTCGCGCCGGTGACCGCCGTGTAGACGAGGTCGGCCGCGTCGGCCGTCCC